CTCTCCAAACCAAAGGAGAGGGTATGATCCGCGTCTACGCCCCGAGCCGTGTTCTTCTCGACCTGAAGGGCAGGGCGCTCGCGATTGAGCCGCTGAAGGCCGTTCGCGCTCCTACCTGTGACCGTTGGAACGACGTCCTGGCTCGCATGGAGTGCCGGAAATGATCGCCCGATTTGTGAACTTCTGGCGTCGCCACATCCACCGTCACCCCGCAGCAACAACACGCAGGGAAGAGGCTGACCGCGCACGTAAGGCCCGCACCCGCAAGATCAGCGAGGAGCGTGCGCGTTGCCTTATGCTTGCCCGTGGCCTCGCCAATCAGCGGGGGATTGCCCGGTGAGCAATCTCGCGGTCGATCCAGAGACAATTACCCTGACGGTACCGGGCATCCCCGTTGCCAAGGGTCGTCCGCGTATCTCGACTGCCGGCCGCTTTCCGCGCGCCTATACCCCGGCGAAGACTGCGCGGTACGAGGATCTGATTAAGATCGCTGCGTTCGACCGCATGAACGGTCGTGCACCGTTTCAGGGGCAGCTCACGCTCAGCGTCACCGCCTACGTGCCGATCCCTAAGTCTATGCCGAAGAAGCGCCAGCGGGAGGCCGTTGAGGGGCTAGTTCACCCTACCACACGCCCTGATGCCGATAACTACGCCAAAGCCGCTCTCGACGGCTGCAACGGCGTCCTGTTCAAAGACGATAGCCAAGTCACCGATCTGATCGTGCGCAAGCGCTACAGCGATCGACCGCGGCTCGTCATCACCATGGAGTATGGCGAGTAATGGCCCGTATCCGGTCTATCCATCCCGGCTTTTGGACTGATGAGCGCGTGGTGTCCGTTTCCCCGCTCGCTCGCCTCCTGTTCATGGGCATCTGGAACGAGTGCGACGACCAAGGCTCATTCGAATGGTCGCCGCTCAAGCTCAAGATGCGTATTCTCCCGGCTGATAATGCGGATGCTGTGGAGCTTTTGACAGAGCTGAAAGAGGCTGGGTGCCTCACCGAGTACGAAATTGACGGGCGTAAACTCGGCGCAGTTCGGAACTTCGCTGTCTATCAACGCCCCAAAAAACCGAACTCGGTGTACCCACAGACCGATGAAGTTCGGAACTATGTGGGCATTAAAGCCGATGAAGTTCCGAACCAGTTCCCCACCAGTGGGGAAAACTCTCCGCAGATGGAGGATGGAGGATGTAGTAGTAGTTCCGAACCTAAAGGTTCGGGCGCTGCGCAGCCAGATTCTGATACTCGCTTTTGGACTGACGCTAAGGCGTATGTTGGCAAGCCCGCGCTGGTCGGCAAATGGGTCCGAGACCACGGCAAGCCTGAAACGGCTAGAGCGATAACAGCGGCGCAGATCGAGCGTGCTGTCGATCCGATCCCCTACATCGAGGGCTACTTCCGCAAGCATGGCGCTCGCGATGCTCAGCCAGTGGTGCCGCTATGATCCACTGGAAGCCCGATAAGCCCGGCAAGCAGCTTTGCCCCGAATGTTCCGCAACCCGAAAAAACAAGCGAGACAGGTGCCTCAATGCAACGCGAACCGATGACGGATGGGTCTGGTACTGCCACAACTGCCAGTTCGCAGGAGGAACAGGCTCTTCACCCGAAGCACGTCGCATGGATCGAAGCCCGCGGGATTTCCGCCGAGCTGGCGGGAAAGTTTGGGCTGGCGACCGTTCACCGCAACGGCGCAGCATGGCTGTCGGTGCCTTACGTCGAGTGGGGGAAGCCGGTAAATCACAAGTACCGGCTGACTTCCGAGAAGCGGCACATGATGGATCCGGACGCGCCACTGACGCTCTGGAACCACGACTGCTTGATCGAGGACAGCGACCAGCCCTTGGTCATCTGCGAGGGGGAGTGGGACGCGCTGACAGCGCTTCAGCTAGGCTGGCGCGCAGTATCGGTTCCCAACGGGGCGCCCTCCGCTGAAACCGACGACCCCGCGAACGCAAAGCGGTACGAGTTCCTGTGGCGGGCACGGGACCAGATCAATCGGGTGTCGCGGATCATCCTGGCGACCGATGACGACGCGGCGGGTAAGGCGCTCCGGGCCGATCTGATCGCGCTTATCGGTGCCGATCGATGCAGTTTCGTCGACTACCCGTTCGGCTGCAAAGACCTGAATGAAGTGCTGACCGAGTTAGGGGCTGATGCTGTCCACCGCGCCTTGCGTGAGGCCAAGCCCGTCCCGGTGGAAGGTCTGTACCGCCTGAGCGACTTCCCCGACATGCCGGAAGTACGAGGGATGCCGCTCGGGATCGATGCGATGGACGGCAAGATCGAGATTGTCCCCGGTACGCTCACCGTGTTCACCGGCTACGCCAACATGGGCAAGACCACCATCACGAACACCGTGATTGCCCACGCCGTCATGCGAGGCATGAATGTTTGCGTTGGGAGCTTCGAGACCGCGCCGAAGCCGATCCTTCGGGATCATATCGCCCGAGCGCTGATCGGATGTTCGGCATATGAGTTCCCTAGCCATCCTCAGCGGCGCGATGCCTTCGCGACGTTGGAGGCTCAAGTCCGCATCATCAGCAATTCGCTGAATGAGGATCTGGAAATCGATATAGACGGATTGCTTGAATTGGCCCGCACCGCGGCTGTTCGGGATGGGTGCAAGCTATTCATTTTCGACCCTTGGAATGAGGTCGAACACAAGCGCCGGCATGATGAGACAGTGACCGAGTATGTCGGTCGAGCGATCAGGGCTGTGAAACGATTTGCACGTCAGCACAACGTCGCGGTGTGGATAGTGGCGCACCCGACGAAGCCGCAGAAGGGCGTTAACCAGATGCCCAGCCTCTACGATGTTTCCGATTCCGCCAACTGGTCGAACAAGGCCGACTACGGCCTCGTCTATCACCGAAAGGACAAGACCCAGAACGAGGGGCAGCTTGCCGTAGTCAAGGTCCGCATGGGCCTGCCCGGCGAGTGCTGTGTCGAGACCGTCATGTTCGATCATCGCAACAGCCGCATCACGGGGAAGGCAGCATGACAACCACAGAACGAACCGAAGATGGGCGGGAGATCTAGATGGCACGAGCCGCACGCAGACGCCGGCACCGGGAGGCTCTCGCGCCGCGCATAGAGGTTGTCGATGCCACGCTCGAGCGTCTGTCCAAGGGCGACGACTGGGAGATGATCAACCCGGCAAAGATCGACAGCAACGAGCAGCCGATCGGGTTGACGCGCAGGTTCTTCAAGACGCCCCGCTTGGATCGCTGGCACCGAGGCGAGGTGATAACTCAACGTCAATGGTGGGCAGGGGACACCTACCGAAAGCTACACGAGCGAGCCCAAGCGCTGCCCCGCGTGGTCGCATCTTACGGCGAGCGCACGACTGGAGGCGAAACGGACTATGGCATGGCCCGCACAGCAGCACAGGCTCGAGCTCGCACCGAATGGCGCAGCGCGAGGTCATCGATCCCGTTCGAGATCCTCGGTTTCATGGACCGGCTGCTTATTCACGACAGCTTGCCGGCATACGGTGGGCGCAAGCAGATGCACGCCCTTGCCACGATCCGCACGACGCTTGATAATCTGGCCAGCTATTTCGAGGGACGGTGATGACCGACTGGAAACCGATCGACACTGCCCCGAAGGATGGCACTGTCATCATCACAAAGCGCGTGACGGAAGGCCCCATTCTTGGCGAGTACCGCGCGGTCTGGGGCACATTCGCGCCAGATGCAGAGATGCGGAAATGGCAGGACGGCGGTCTCTACGCCCCGATCCCGCCCGACAATGACTATGCCGATCAGGAGCACTGGATGCGGGAAGATCGGATGTATCGCGTGCCGGAGCCGACCCATTGGAAACCGGCATGACACCGATTGAGCGAGCCGCTCGCGCACTCGGCGATATCCGTTTCGAAGATGAGGTCGGCACGCCTCCTCTTAGATCGATTCTAAGTGACCGCGAACTGACAGCCGCCGTCCGCGCCGTCATCGCCGCTATCCGGGAGCCGAGCGCTGCTATGATCGATGACGCCTACGAGAGCTACAACGCCAACGGCGGCTCTCTGCGCGACGTCTTCATGGACATGATCGACAAGATGCTGGAGGAAGGGTGATGGCCAAGCCGATCGAGATCGAGGCCCTCCGTGGCGCAGCACCCCGCCGACGCGCCGGGTCATAATCGACACAATACCCGCATCGCCCTCTAGGCCGCGTTGAGCCACGATCTGGAGCGCAATCTCCCGCGTGGATTGCGGACCCTTGGCAACGCGCAGGATCGACAGAACAGCGCGGCTCATCTCGCCCCGCTTGCTCCACGACTTGGGCGGGGTGAATACCTTGGGAAGCACGCTCTCCGCCACGAAGTCAGGGGCGAACAGCCGTAGCGTCGCGTCCAGATGCTCAAGGTCTTTGGTAAGTGCTGACCAACGGGCTTGGCACCGGGCTATCTCTCCGGTGATCTCTGCGCGCTTACGCTTAAGCGCCTCTAGGGCTATGTCTGTCATACGATGACGATACGCACCGCAGACGATTACATCTATCTAGGTGTTGGTGCATTTGCTACATAATGCCGCAAATTTGCTGTCGGGCAAGAGGTGGAGCACGAAGGCGCAAAGTATCGTGTGTTGGCTATCGAGGCTGGAGCCGACGAGGGGCGGTGGGGTAAGGTGCGCCTGACCATAGAACCCATAGCGCAAACGGAGTAGCCAGTGGCGATCACCCGGCTCGGAGAGCGCAAAACACAGATGCTCCGCGACAGGTTAGGTCTCGACATTGTAAGCGCGTGGAGCCGAGGACGAGTCCGCGAACAAGGTACTCGATCACACCTAAGCGACAGCAGGGTTGCTCACTACTATCCGAAGGAACGTCGCGTTGAGTTCCAAACCGCATTGCCCCACGAAGGGGATTGATTCGGGAATGGCTCTGTGCTAAGAAAACCACGATGAATCAATGCGCCCGCAGCCGAAAGGTGAGTGGGCGTTTCGCGTTCTGGCCCTTGCGAGTACAAATGACACTCGGGCCAGACCCGCCCATCGTTCATCCGACGCGACACTCTTCAGCCAAACGGCTTTGCAACAGCGGTCGGCACCTGTTCGCGTGGGCGGGAATCATTTAGGTGGAGCGCAGATCGTAATCCGCTTGGGGACATCCCAACCGCGGACATGTAACCCATCTGGCTTTCTATGGAGGTCAAGCCGACCGCCCACGGTGTCGCTCGGGTTGCTCCAAGTAAGCATCGACCGATCTGGGCGATCGGGCCAGCGGTACAGTTGGGGCGCACCCCAACCTGACGAATCAAGAATGCAACGTTCAACATCGTAAGCGCTGGCTGATGAAATGTAATCGACGCTGGGCTGCTTGCTATCCCACTTGGTGATTGGCCCATCTAGGGCGAGCGCGAGTATGGCGATGAACATGGCAGCGCAGCCTACACCCCGCCAACGCGGACGCAAGGCAGTAGAGACCCGCAGACGCAGACTCGAGCGCACGCACCGCCTCTGCGAACGGTGTGCCTGCACAGGACGATGGACGCACCTCAAGTCCAAGCGGGTATCGATCGCAACGGTAGTGAACCACATCATCCCGCTAGCCCATGGTGGCAGCGACGATGACGAGAACACCGAGAACCTATGCCGGCCCTGCGACCTGATCGTGACCGCTGATCAGTTCGGGTACAAGGCACCCAAGCAACAGATCGGAGCAGATGGATGGCCGATCTAACCGATGCCGAGCAGCGCGTTGTGTTGCTGCTCGCCGATGCTTGGAACGCATTCGTCCTGCTCCCCGTGGAGCACGCCGACGATATCAACGAGTTCAGGGCGACCATCCACCGCGCACAAGAGAAGATGTTCGCCCGACCAGCTATCAGGGCGATGAATGCCAAATAGGCCGGGGGGTAGGTCGAAAGTCTGAGAGTTGATCAGGCGGAAACCGGCGCGAACTGAAATTCTCACATCCGCAATTCAGATCATGAGGGTTGGAAATGCCTAAGCCGAGATTGCCGGCTGCGAAGGCCGCTGTCTCTGGTGCGGTGCTTCACGACGCAGGACGATACGCCGATCGCAAGGCGCCGAAGGGTACTCGCCCGCTTGGCGAGCCGTACAAAGCGATGACTGATGCCGAGCGAGATGCCTGGCATGAATTCGCCTCAGAGTTGCCGTGGCTGAACTGTTCGCATCGAGCGCTGCTGCATTTGGCCTGCCGGCTGCGTGCCAGGCTGAACACGGACCCCGAAATGGGGGTCAATGCGATGCAGGCCTATTCGGCGATCCTGTCGAAGCTGGCCGCAACGCCGGTAGACGAAACGAAAGTGAGCATGCCGGATGGCGACGAAAGCGATCCCGCTGACACCTATTTCGGGCGACCGAACTAGCGCTTACGCGGAAGCGGTCGTTGCTGGCGAAATTATCGCGGGGCCGCACGTCCGCAATGCCTGTCGGCGGCATCTGGCGGATCTTGATCGAACGGATGGCATCCGGTTCGATTATGAGGCCGCGGAGTATGCGTTCGGGTTCTTCGAAAGCGTCCTGAAGCTCAGCGAGGGGCAATTCGAGGGCAAGCCGTTCGAGCTGGACCCGAGTCAGGCGTTCATCGTCGGGTCGCTGTTCGGTTGGAAGCGGGAGGATGGGCGAAGGCGGTTTCGTCGGGCTTATATCGAGCAGGGGAAGGGAAACGGTAAGTCTCCGCTCGCTGGTGGCATTGGCATCCTGGGTCTTTGCGCCGATGGTGAGGCCGGCGCACAGATCTACGCGGCGGCTGCGAAGCGCGAACAGGCGGGAATTCTTTTCGCCGATGCGGTGAAAATGGTGAAGGCCGCGCCGGCGCTGTCGAAGCGGTTGGAGTTTTCGGGCGGGCCGGGCCGCGAGTTCAATATCGCACATCACGCATCGGGCAGCTTCTTCCGGCCGGTGTCGCGGGACACGGGAAAGACCGGATCGGGGCCGCGTCCATATTTCGTGCTAGCGGACGAGGTCCACGAGCTTCCGGACCGCAAGATTATTGAGATGCTGGAGCGCGGCTTCAAGTTCCGCCGCGAGCCGCTCTTGTTCATGATCACGAACAGCGGGAGCGATCGTAACTCGGTCGCGTGGGAGGAACACGAACACGCGGTCAAGGTTGCCGCGGGGAACGTTGACGCGGTCACTGACCCGACATTCCTTGGCGAGATCATTGACGACACCACCTTCAGCTATGTTTGCGCCTTGGACGAGGGGGATGACCCCCTCAGCGACGAAGGGTGCTGGATCAAAGCAAACCCCCTGCTTGGGGTGACGATCACCGATGAGTATCTGCGCGAGACGGTGGCGCAGGCGAAGGCGATACCAGGTCAACTCAACGGCATTTTGCGACTTCACTTCTGCATCTGGACCGATGCTGAAACCGCATGGATGACTCGAGCGACGTTGGAGCCGTGCATCGCGGACTTCGATATTGCGAAGCATCACGGCGAACAGGTTTGGCTCGGGTTGGACCTTTCACAGAACCGCGACATCACGGCGTTAGGGGCGGTTGTTCGAACCGGTACGGACGCGAACAACAAACCTCTGTTTGACGCCTGGGTTGAGGCATGGACGCCCGGGGATACGCTGGCGGCGCGGGAATTGCGGGATAAACTGCCCTATGCAGTTTGGGCGCGGGATCGGCATATCCATGCGCCAGCCGGGGAAAGTATCAACTACCGGCACGTCGCGCAGACCTTGAGCGAATACGACCGCGACTTCGATGTTCAACTGGTCGCCTATGACCGGTTCGCGTTCAAGCGGTTCGAGGAAGACGTCGACGAATTGGGTCTGAGCCTGTCTTTTGCCGAGCATCCGCAAGGGGGCCTCAAGAAGGGCAAGCCTCTGGAACCGGGCGGCGAAGGCATGTGGATGCCTGGCTCGGTAAGGTTGCTTGAGGACGCGCTGCTCGAGGGTCGAATCCGTTTGAAGCGCAACCCGGTGCTGATCTCGGCAATGATGTCCGCGGTCATCGAAGAAGACAAATGGGGCAATCACTGGCTGGCGAAAACGCGGTCGGTAAACAAGATCGACGCAGCCATCGCGCTTGCGATGGCTATCGGAGCTGCGACCGCGGCTGACGTCGCCCCAAAGAAATATCAGATGCTCGTATTCGGCTGAGGAGGCCGCTCATATGCAGAACCGCGCCTATTCGGTCCTGTC